TCTGTCTTCTCGTCGATGTAGTAGGCACGCATTTTTTCTCCTTTGCATATAATGGCCGTTTTATCCAAAATATTGCATAAAGGTACGGTCAAAACCCGTCTCTGGCCGCACCTCTATGCATAAACTGTCCTTTCGCTCGCAAACGACTGACCAGACTTTTTGTGCTTGCCCTTGGCCGTGTGGTTGAGTATTTACATCTTGTAAACCGCAAGTGCGATTTTCTGCGGGTCAGTGTCGAGCTGCATGATGTGGCTGTAATCAAGGCTGCTGATATAATCCGTGGCCTTCTCAAGCAGCTTGTCAAAGCTTGCATGTGTTGCCTCGCGCTTGGCGGCGTCAACGCCAGCCATAGCGTCAAGCTCTGCGTGCTTTTGCGCGATGTACTCACGCATAGACTTCAAAGTCTGCTCGCGCTTGCTCTCCGCGCGTTCGCCGTCCTCGGCGTCAATGCTTGCGATAAGGGCCTTTGCTGCGTCCTCAAGGCTCTCGGTGCCGTAGGCAGAAAAGCTTGTGTTCACGTGCAGCTCACCAGTCTTGACATCAACAAAGACCTTGGATGCGAGCAGGCGGCGACCGTCTGCGTTGCTTACGTACACACCCTGCCAAGTGGCATTGCGGACATTTCCCGTTTTGTAGTAGTCGATTTCTGCTCCGAGCTTGGTAGCCTTGATGTAAAGACGGTCGAAGTTGCCCTTTGTCCAACGCTTGAAACCCTTGGCCTCGTAGGCTGCTATCTGCTTCTCGGTCAGTGCGCTCATTGTAGTTCCTTTCGGTTGGTCTTTCCCTTTGCTTGTGGTTACATTATACAATATGGTTTGTATTGTGTAAATAACTATTTCGGACAAATTTAGGCCGATTTGATGGCCTGTTTTTGTGTTGTGGTGTACTTGATGATGCGCATGAGAAAAACCCCTTAGAATCGCTCAGAGCCACATAAGCGCATGCCTGTATGTGCCGCTGAATAGGCTCCCAGTTGCAATCCGGCATGTTCCCCTTGGTTGGGTCATCGCCCCTTCCATAACCCTCCACCCGTCTGGCAGTCTGTCGTATATGGGTACGTTCGGTAGCCATCTGTTCCTGTGGTCTATGGCGTGACGCCACTCCGTGCTGTCGAAGTCTGGCCTCATGCTATTTCTCTCCTTCGCGTTGGTTTCTGTGGTTCCTTCTTGGTTCCTTCCTTTGCTTGAGGGGACGGTCAACTCCTTCCGCCGTCCCCTTCCTTTTTAAGACCCCCTATGCTATCGCCACGAGACGGCCAGTGCGCATCCTGCGATGGTCAACCTTGCCGCCCTTGTAGACTATCTGATGCGTCTTGCCGCTCTTCGAGGACTTGATGCCCTCTATCTCAGCCGTCTCACCCCAGTTCCACATGGTCACCATTCCCGTTTTGAGGTCTTCAACAGGTACTGCCCTCTGCATCCCGTGTCCCTGTAGGTGAATCTGTGCGCTCTTAACCGTGATTTTCATTTCCTGTCTCCTTGTGTTGGTTTCCCTTTGCTTTATTTTTACTATATAGTATGCAAGTCTGTTTGTAAAGAACTTTTTTAGCCGATTTGCGGTCTTGTCTCTCTCGCGTTGGTGTGCTTGTTGGTTCGCAAGGAAAAAGCCCCTTAGAATCGCTCTGAGAGGCTATGCCGCACGTCTTCGCACTACTTTATGCATGTAGAATTCCGAGCGCTTCCCTGTATCCCCTGTCATATGCCCCTATCATGCCGCGCATCCTTGGCTGGTACACGTACTCCGCAAGCGAGCCTCGTTCGATTGCCTTGCCTATCCCGTCCCTCTTTGCTATGAACTCTCCCATCCTTTGTCCCCTCTTGTATGCCTTCTGTATGTTGCTTGTCTTGGTCATTGTCAGCTCCTTCCTAACCGATTCTATGAGTCGCCATCTATCCGTAAATTTCGTCATCGATTTTATAAAGAATGCACTCGATAATTCGCCATCCTCTCTGCCCGAATATCGCACTCCCGTACTCGGTCGTTACCTTCTTCGACGGCCCAGTGACCGCGAACGTGGCGAGTGACACTTTGGTCGCGAAGTCGTCTTCGTTGACGATTTCCGAGAGGTGGCAGTTCCTGAGAACCCTCTTCGCGAACTGCTTGTAGTCTGCCACTGTCTCCTCGAACGTTGCGTTTGTCGTAATCTCGGTCATCGTAGTCCCCTCTCGGTTGGAGTTCTCCCTTTGCTTGAATCCTATTATACATTATCGTTTTGAGTTTGTAAAGAGCCTTTTTAGAAAAATCCCCTCTTTTTTTGAAGGGGAAAATCAAGCAAGTAAATGATTATCTAAACGGTGACACATACGGCTTCGAATCCGCTTTCATTACCCTGCACAATGAACTGAGCCCGTCTGGCGCATCGTCATGCTCGGAGTCCTCTGTGAAGTCGCAAATCTGATTCACATAGGCCTCATCCGTCCCCTCGCAGAAGATTACGTCGGGCCATGCCGTCTTGAGGTACGTGGTCACCTTCAGAAACTTGTTCATTTTTTCGTGGTAGGTCTGGACTCTGACGCCCTTCTCCCTGAACGCCTTGGCCGCATAGCCCTTGTCCGCGTTCGTCTCCATGTACATGCGCCCCAGCTTCAAGCGCTCTATCTCGGCCACGATTTGTGGAGTCACATCCTCGACGTGCTTTCTCCACATCCTGCCGTATACGTACCTCTTCCCGTCATGGACGTTCATGGCCGTGAATGCCGTGTAGTCCTCCCCGTAGTAGGCCGCATCTACGTGGCACTGGCCCTGCATGACCATCGATATGTCTGCCCCCGTCTGTGGGTCGGTAAAGATAACATCGTCAGACGGTATGAAGCGCAATTCGTAGTTTGCCGCCCATAGCGATGGGGTCATGCGCTCCTTGACCTTCTTGGCCTGCTCCTCGGTCATGACCTCGGGCATGGACCTGTAGTCCCATTTCCTCGGGGTTGGCATGAGCGAGAAGGCGTCATCAACATGCCACGGCGTCCCAGTGTTGACAATCCTACCGCCACGGTTCTTTATGTTCTGTAGCTCCATGTAGACAGACTTCGTGTGCTCTCTCTCGGCGCGTGACACGCGGTCTTTCAGGTTCACGATGTCATCCGTGAATATTATGTCGTAGTGCTTGCCAGTCAAAGAGCCGTTTATGCCCATGCCAGTGAGCTGTGCGCTCCCTCGCGGGTCGTTGGTGAGGTTGGTGCTTATCTCCCCTTGCGTGCTGGTCGTAAGCTCCACGGGGACGCCCCAAATCATCGACGTTATTGCCCTCGTCTCCTCTGCCTGTAGCATCTTCCTTACCTGAGCCATGACCTCCTTCACGTCGGAGTCGGTCTTCCGCATGAAGGCCACCTTCAAGTTGGGATATAGGAAGATTATCTCCGTCAACGACCCAGAGACGCACGTTGTCTTGCCAGAGCCACGGAACGCCTGAATGGTCACGTCCTCCTTGCCGAAGACCATCTCTCGCATCCATTCGCGGTAGGTCGGGCTTTTCCTTCCGAATCCCATGAGTCGAAGGAACTTGTCCGGGCTGCTCTTGAGGTCGCGTATGAGCTGTTCAGAATCCATCACACGCAATCCCGCCTAAAGACCTTAAATACGCCGCTTTTCTTGACCCTTCTTGCCCTGAGTCCCGCATCAAGACACGCCCTGCAAGTCCTCTGGTGCGGGTACTCTGGCTTGAACGTACTGTTGCAGCATCCACACGTCCTGTCGTGGTTCTGAAGCCTTCTCCGCTCCCTGATAACCTTCGCGTGCGTAATCGCAACCTCAAGCGTCTGTCTGTCGTGCCATTGTATCGCCGCGCCATGAGCGCCGCTGCTCACGATTGGGTACACGTCGATTGGGACTGGAACTAGATTCTCCTTTGAGTAGTCCCGCGTGTCACCGTTTGCGAACACGCACACGCAGTCATCAGGGAAGTCACGACCGTTCTGGCGCATCCATTCGAACTTCGACAACGGTATCCAGTTGTCCTTCTGCGTCTTCTTGTTCCTTGGTGCCACCTTGATGAACTGATACCCGTGAGACTCCATGACATCCAACAGGTCTCGGCACTTCTCTAAAGCTGCACCAGATATGGTGCCGCGCTTGAACTGGGTTGCCCTGATTCTCTCGATTCCGTCTGGGCTTATGCCCATCTCCTCTTGCGTCATGCCCTTGTTCCAAGGCGTCATGCCCTTCTCGAAGCATCCGCCCTTGGTTCCGCTCCTGACTCCAAGCTTCACCTTGAGGTTGCCGACCTTCGCGCTGTTGAGCCTGATTCCGTACTTGTCATCGAAGGCCTTTATGATTTCGCTTTCAGAGTGGTTCGGTATGAACTGCCTGAGAAATTCGCGCATCTCATCCGTGTACTTCACGTTCCTTCGCGCCATAGCCTCGGCGCCTTTCCTCAGCCTGTGATTGGCGCCATACGCCTGCATTATCGACGCGGTGACGTGGACGCCG